GCACAGTCAAGCTCCTGTTACCAGGTTGGCTTGGTTGATACCGAAGCCCAGTAATCGTAGGCCCGCTTACGCATGGTAATCCCGGAGGGGATAACCAAGCGTTTCGGGGAGCTCCTACTTAGACTGGAAGACGTGATCGTAACCGATGGCGAACCATCAGCTAAAGTTTGCCAGAGAAGACCAGGCATCAGCTCCTCTTCAAGGGAGGTTAGATGCCGGTTAACTATACAGATCCTATGCGAACCAGGCTGATGCCTGGTTACAAGGATATCTGTACGGTCAAGATCTCTGCCACCCCACAGTCTTCGATCGACGTAACGTCGAGCGAGCCTGTACCACTTCGATCGTATGTTATCGAGTCCGGGTTCTAAACCGTTCTCTAGACATATATCATCGTGGGTCAATATCCACTTGCGCATTTGATTCAAGGCCCGGATAAGATCCGGGATTGTCAAAATACGCGCGCGAACATAGAAGGGTTTCACGTCACTACCCATGTACCAATGCGCTCCACAGCTCTCTCGGAAAGGACCTTCAGAAAAGGTCTTCTTTGAGTTCGCTAGGAAACCGCAAAAACCGAGGACCTGCACGAGAGTGCGGGACATCTCAGTGGGGACGATGATATCGTCCCCGTACACGAGCAGGCGACCACGAGAGTTGGTGAGGAATGCCACGCTTTTCGCTAGAGCCCAAAAGATGAGGGACTCTAGCTCGAACGTAAAACCATTCCCCATACTGGAGAACATCCAGTTACGATGCTCTACTCCATCGATCACGGTGATATGTGATCTCAAAGAGTCGAGAATATCGTACCAGGCTCGCGGTAGCAGTCGGGCAACTAACGCTCGAGTTACTGAATCGGATGCAGAACTGAGATCGATAGTGGCATAGCCACCCGTCTCCGAACCGACCTTCGACAGCAACTGATTGTTAGTTTGATCGTTAAGATCAATGCCGACACGCTTCAGACGGTTACGGATAACGTTTCCGTAAGCCTTCTGACACCACAGATTTAGATCCGGCTCTTTACAAGCCACACGATCTATTTCCGTGTTCTTCGGTACTGTGAACATCACGTTACCTCGGACGACTTTCGGGCTGTTAGCCCGAAGGTATGGTAAGAACCATCCCACTGCGTTACCCAATAAGATCGGGTAAACGCGAAGTCGGGCCTCTTTGGTCACGTGTACTTGCTGTGTGTACTTCTTCGCAGCAGCACCTGGTGATCGATTCGTACTCGTACTCGCCCCTTCGGTAAAAGAACCTTGGACGTGAGTAGGAGGAACAGAACCGATCACCCGACGGATGAAACGGGAAGCGCAATTTAGGACCTGTACGGACGATATGCGGTGAGAACCGAACGTCGTCCTCCGTGTTAGAATACGGAAGTTGGTCTTTTGATTGCGAGCCTCTGTAGCGAGCCATTTGTCAATGGCGCGCTCACGACGAGTCTCCGGACTAGTCGTCCCCTTATCCGTGAATTTCGACATAACCTCTTGTGAGAGGTAAGTCGATCGGAAAGAGAACAGACCCGAAAGATTCGGGTCTATAGTGTCTCCCGGGAATCGGGTGGCACGTTGGAAACTAGAAGAGGAGGTAATAAGGTCAGAGACCAAACTACAGAACTCATCATGCACAGCAAGAGGAGTGTATCCAAACTTTGTTTCAGACATTGTGGGTTATCCTCACATTGAGATCGATCTTACACGATGGTGGTCTCCCACCAAGGGTTTACCAAATGGTTTCGCCCTTAAGAATCGTGTCGTTCACGAGAACTTTCGAAGGATCGAAAGCGCTCTGGAACATACCGATAGCATCCTTCTTCTCCTGATCGGATGAAGTATCCGGGAAGGTGATGGTTGCGTCGATATAGATCTCCCTGACCACCCGCGGCGAAGCAATGCCGTTGATGGTCTCAGTCTGGACAACCGGTACTGAAAGAAGAAGTCTCGTTTTGCGCTTCCCGTTAAGTTTCCGGGTCGACAGCGTCAACTTCTTCCGAGCGAGTACCGAACCGTCGTCACTGTGTGCGACGGTAACGACCCCCGTTTGGGTGTTCCGTTCAATCGGCGCGAATGTTTTCGCGACGGGTGTTGCTGCCCTGTCCGTCAGGACGAGGGATTGGAGTGCGGGCATGATTGCCTCTACTTTCTGAGTTGTGTAATCAGCGCGATAGCGGTGATTACGTTCTTGGTTGACCACGGGCTCTTGATGAATATCGAAGAACTCGGCCAACTAAGTAGACGGTTTCGTTTCATAGCGTAAACAGTCATCTTACACCTACCAGGTGAGACGAACTGCCAATGCGAGTAGTATAGAGCGATGTTGCTCCCGGGTAATGGTGCGCCCATATAGGCCTCCCATTCACCGCGGACTACTTGCGTGCTATGTCCCGAGGCGAAGTTGACACCCAACGTAGCAGTGAGGCCGCCAAGGTACTTTCCGATCGGAAGGACCCAGTCGACCACAAAGCTAAACGGGACTAACTCCCACGCGATGAGCGCGGGGTTGGCAAAGCCCAGCTGGTTGAGAACAACCACCTGATCCTGAGCCACCCGTCCCCACAATTTGACACGACAAGACTCGGTACACTTACCCGAAGTCCACGTTGCACGTTCATCTCTGATGTGCTTCGCGAAGGTCAAAGGATTGGGGGTGGAGCGCGGTTGAGTAACCGTACGTTCAACAGAAAAGAGCTGATCTTTCTCGCGAAAGCCAGCTTCAACCTGTTGAGCTGCTCCATGAACGTCGTACACAAGAGGCATGAAGGCGTACCAGTACTGTAGCCACCAACCAGAAGAGGCACCGCTATAATCTTTAGCAAGAGGAGGGAGTTTCTTCCCTTTCCGCTTGTTTCGAGATCTTTTACGGTACTCGACCATTTGGTCATACAATTTCCGGAACTGCCCCTTGCGCAAGTGTCGGTAAGCATAGATAAGCTGCGAAGCCTTCTGTGCCAACCAATCGACCGCTTTGCCGCTTTCTGCCATAGCAACAGCAAGATTGATCTTTTGATCAGGAATCTTGCCAAGAGCTTCTGTCAGAGCGCGCTCAACGACCGACGAAGATACGCTGAACCTCCCAGCGGAATCGAAGATTCCGTTGGAACCGACGGAGACATCGTAGAAGCCACTTTGCGCTTCTACGTACTCGTCGGAGTACCAGCTACTCGTTTTCTCTTTGAAACACGAGAGAGACTGGACAGAGGCAACGCATCTCGAATAGTTAGTAGGATACCGCCAACCACCAGGGGAACCCCCAGAGGTTGTCGGCGCCTTGTAACTCTCGTTGTTAACAGTCGGACCAGGGAGGTATCCCCGGTAGACGGTACCAGCGAGGCTTCCCCATTTGATCTTGGAATAAGTAACCATTCCCGAAGGAAGGGGCTGATTCCAATATCCGGAAGCATTCGTAAACGCACTTGATGTCATGATTGATCCTCCCGAGTAACGGAGGGATCAGATTTTGACCCTAATCCAACATCCACCGAGGTGCATGTAGAAGAAAGGCTACTGCCCATCTTGGTTCTGGTGAAACAGAACCGCAACGAAACAGTAAAATGTCGAACCAATCGACGTGTAAAGATACCCAAAGTTGACACAAGTGTCACCGGGTCACGTAGATTGAACAGTTGGAATATTCCAACTGAG